GCCGCCACGCTCGCCGCGTCCGCAACGTCCGAAGGATCGGTTACAACATGAGCCGGATCGAGCGCCGTGAGTTCGTCCGGGCCATCGAGTCCGACCCGATCTTGGCCCGCCACCCTCTCAGTTGGTTCCGCCGCGACCGGAGCTGGTTCGCCGCCTTCGGCGACGAACGCCAGCCGCTAGTTGCTAGCTCCGGTCTAAGCGGCATCGAGGTCCGGGAGGTCTCCCTTGGTCGCCTCGGCATCGTCAGCGAGGGCAGTATCATTTTCCCGAACGCCGACACGCCCCGTCACTCACCCACCATCGGAATGGAGAACGACCGATGACCACGACCTACACAATCCGCCGCCTGGGCCGTCTGCTCGAGCAAGGCAACGCACGCATCGCTGGCACCGCCGCGAGAAGCACCGTCCATGAGGGGCGCGCCTGGATCGTCGAGGATCTGGAGCGCCAGGAGACCTACCATGTCGACTGCTGCGACCGCCCGACGTGGGGCCGCTACGTCGATGTAGATCCCGCCGAGGACGTTTGATCCTCAAGACACAGGAGATTGAAGCATGACCAACGCCCCCCTGGACAAAGACAGCGGCCCGAGCGCTCGGATGAGTTTCTCGATGCGCCGCAAGCACTTCCGCTTCCTGCGCCGTTGGCAGAAGGCGCACAAGCAGGGCAGCGTGGCTGACGCGCTGCGCGAGATCTTGGACCGCGTTGAGGCGGACAAGGCGTTTCTGAGGGAGGCCGGGCTGTGAGTGCTGAGGCTGAGAAGGAGTTGAGGGAGCTCAGGCGGGGCCTGGAGGCTTTCGCCCAGAAGATCGGATCAACAGAGATTCAGCGGGAGATCTTTGAGTTGTTGCACCCAAAGGCGAAAAGGGCTCGGGGCTTCCGAGAGTCTCTTCGAGCCTTGTGCCGTTCACAAGGCTACGTGCTCTGGATCGACGAGCACAAAGGCCCTCAGATCCGCGAATGGGTGCAAGGAGACGACGACTACATGGCTAAGGCTGTGTTTGAGGAGGACTGACATGGAACACCCCAAGGATCACGAGCCCCTGACAGTGTGCGACGAGCGGGCAGCCAAGTTGGTGCTGTTCGTTTGCATCGCCCTGCCGATTCTGTTCGCGGTCGTGTGGCTGTTGAGCTAGGCTGACCCAACCCCGCAGATCGTGACCGGCAACTGAGATCGGATCGACTGCCAACTAGGAGGATGAGATGACGACGGTGATTGACAAGCCGATGGATGACGGGACCACGCTCGAAGAGTTGTGCGCTGCGTTGAACATCGCCAAGGCCCAAGAGGCGAGCGCCAAGTCCAGGCGCGTGGAAGACGAGTGGCTGCTGATCGCCAGTGCGATCACGAGCAAGCCGGGCAAGGTCAGCGTGAAGCTCGACACCCTCGTAGTGGGAGCCGTCTGATGGCCATCGACCTGAGTAGCATCGTTGGTGGGCAGCGAGTGCTCCCCCCGAAGGTTACAGTGGTGGGAGTCGGTGGCATCGGCAAGACGACCTTCGCCGCTGACGCTCCAAATCCCATCTTCCTCAACACCGAAGAGGGCCAGGGCCTGCTGGACATCGAGCGGTTCCCGCTGTGCGAGACCTGGGCTGATGTGATCGGCTGTGTCGCTGCACTGCACGGCGAGCACGATTACAAGACGGTCGTGCTCGATTCGATGACGTTCGCTGAGCCCATGCTCCACGCTCACTGCTGCGAGAAGTACAACCAGACGGACATCTCCCCTCGCAAGGGCGACTTCGCCTTCCAACGTGGGTATGACGTGGCTGTGGACGAGGCCATGGACTTGTTCCGAGGGCTCGACAGTCTGCGGACGAAGCATGGCATGGGCGTGGTGATCATCTGTCACGCCGAGCCGGTGAAGTTCGAGAGCCCTGACGCTGAGACGTATAAGCGTTACCAGCCCAGGTTGCAGGGAAAGTTGTCGGCCCGGCTGCACGACTGGTCAGACTGCCTGCTGTTCGCCAACTACAAGGTGGCGGTGGTCACGGACGAGGAGGGTTTCAACCGTGAGCGCAAGCGAGGCGTGGGTACTGGCGAGCGTGTCCTGTACACCGAAGAGCGGCCCGCGTTCTGGAGCAAGAACCGTTACGGCCTGCCAGCGGAACTTCCGCTGAGTTGGGCGTCATTCCAATCGGCTATCGCTGACAGCGTGGCCAAGTCAAACAAGGAGAACAACTGATGGTACAACTCCCCGGATTCGACCCTCATGCCGCAGCGCAAGCTGGCGAGCCTGGCAGCGACGATTACGCGCCGATCCCCGAGGGCTGGTACAACGCCTCGGTGGCGAAGTCTGAGATCAAGCAGACGAACGCTGGCGACGGCACCTATCTCAAGTTGGAGTTCGTGCTGGACGGGAGCGACGGGCTGGGCTTCAAGGGCCGCAAGGCCTGGGCGATTCTCAACCTCGTGAACAAGTCGGCCAAGGCTGTGACTATCGCCAACCGAGACCGTGCGGCGTTGTGCGCGGCGGTGGGTTTACCGCCCGACATCGGTGACAGCGAGCAGCTGCACTGGAAACCGTTGCAGATCCATCTCAAGGTCAAGCCCGCTGATGGCCAGTACAAGGCGGGCAACGATGTGAAGGGCTACCGCGCTCTGGGAGCGCAGTCAGCAGGAGCTGTTGCAGATGCGGCTCCTGCCCCGCTCCAGGGCACCCCCCCTCCCTGGTAGCCCGAGTACCGAGCGGCCAGGCGAGGGCCTTGGCGGGTCTCCCTGGCCGCTCACCCTTCACCCCTTTGAGGAACGATCGACATGGCCAAGCTACCTCCCTACCGCAGCACCAAGACCAAGACCGCCGAACTGATCTTCGAGGCTCGGGAGAAAGAGCCCGGCGAGTGGAGACGCCAGCATCTGGGCTGCTCGATCATTGGGCGTGCCTGCTCTCGGGAGCTTTGGTACTCGTTCCGTTGGTCCATGAACCCGAAGCACCCTGGGCGCCTCCTGCGCTTGTTCGAGCGGGGACAGAACGAGGAGGACGGACTGGCCCGCGACATGCGCCTGGCTGGGCTGGAGGTCCAGCAGTACGACGAGGACGGGAGGCAGCTGAGGGTGAAGTTCGGCGCACACATCGGCGGCAGCCGAGACGGCACAGTGACCGGCGTTCCCGAAGCTCCTAAGAGCCCGCACGTTTGGGAGTGCAAGACGACGAGCCTGAACGGCTACCGCAAGCTCCAGAAGGAGGGAGTCCAGGCAGCGAAGCCTGAACACTACGCACAGATGCAGTTGTACATGCTCGGCGCAGGGCTCAAGAGGGCGCTCTACACTGCTGTCTGTAAGGACAACGACCATATCCATGCAGAGCGCGTCCACTTCGATGAGAGGGCAGCACAGGCCCTTGTGCGCAAGGCTGAGGCGGTCGTCGCCTCGCCAGAGCCGCTGACCCGAATCTCTCGCAACCCCTCATGGTGGCAGTGCAAGTTCTGCGACCACCACTCGACCTGCCAACTGGGCGATCACAGCAAGATCGAGCGCAACTGCCGCACCTGTCTGTCTTCGACAGCTGAGGATGATGGTAGCTGGACATGCACGGAGTTCGTCAAGTCGCTGCCCTTCGATGAGCAGTGCAAAGGTTGCACGGCGCACCGATTCATTCCGCAGATGCTCTCACCATGGAAGCCCATCGGTCGTGCTGATCGGACGATCACCTACCGTAAGCCTGACGGCAGCGAGTGGGCTGATGAGGGAGGTGAGGTGTGAGCGATCAGCCCCTCACCCCAGGCGACAACGTAACAGTCAAGTTCCCGGACAAGATCGAGGTCGTCGGCCCTCTCAAGCTGCTGTGGATCGAGGACAAGATAGCGACGGTCTGCCACCCGGCGCTTGATGAGCGGTTCGCTAAGCGGGTGCTGGCGAAGTATGTGAAGCTATGCACACCCTAAGGCCCTACCAGCAGGACACGGTCGACGCGCACTACGTTGCGTTGCAGGAGCCGGGGGCCAATCCGCTCTTTGTGCTGCCGACTGCCTCAGGCAAGAGCCTCGTGATCGCAGAGTTCTGCAAGCGGTCTATCCTTCAATGGCCCGATACGCGCATCCTTGTCCTGGCCCATGTGCGCGAGCTGCTGGAGCAGAACCATGACGAGCTGATGAACCACCTCGACGGCGCGGACATCTCGACGGGTATCTACTCGGCTGGGATTGGGCGGCGGGACACGACCGAGAGCGTGATCTTCGCTGGCATCCAGAGCGCGGCGCACAAGGATGAGATGCACCAGCATTGGAATCTTGTGCTGATCGATGAGTGCCACCGGGTCAACAGCAAGACCGAGGGGCGGTATCGGGACTACTTGGCCGAACTGCAGGTCATCAACCCGAGCATCCGAGTCGTGGGTTATACGGCCACACACTACCGCCTCGACGGCGGATACTTGCACAAGGGTAAAGATGCCTTGTTCACAGGCATCGGCTACACGGTCCCAGTCGAGATGCTCGTGTGCCAGGGCTACCTGAGCACCCTTCGCTGCAAGCAACCAGAGCACCAGATCGACACGAGCGGTTGCAAGACTCGGCAAGGCGACTGGGTAACCAAGGATCTCTCAGCGGCAGCGATGGAGGGCGAGAACGTGCGCCTGGCTGTTGGCGAGGCCGTGCGCATTGCGCGAGAAGAGAAGCGCGAGCACTGGCTCGCTTTTGCCGTAGACATCGCGCACGCGCTGGAGATCCAGGCGCAGCTAGATGCGCACGGTGTCACTGCTGAGTGCGTCTTCGGTCACACGCCGAAGGACGAGCGCGACAGCACAACCGCTAGATTCAAGGCCGGTGAGTTGCCCTGCCTGATCAATGTTGGCTGTCTCACGACCGGGTTCAACGCCACGCTCATCGACTGCCTGATGGTGCTTCGGCCGACCAAGAGCACCTCGCTGTATGTGCAGATTTACGGTCGCGGCATGAGACTGCACGAGGGCAAAGAGGACTGCCTGGTGATCGACTTCGGCGGCAACGTCACCCGCCACGGGCCAATCAACAGAGTGGCCATCGAAGAGACAGGCGATAAGGTCAAGCCGGGCGAGGCCCCGGTGAAGGTGTGCCCTGAGTGCAGCGAAGTCGTGCCGCTGGGAGCCAAGGAGTGCCCGGAGTGCCAGTACGTCTGGCCGGTGAGCGAGAAGCACGACACGGTGGCAGGCACGGCTCAGCCCATCGACATGGGGCCAGCGCCCAAGCCCCAGAAGATGCGCGTATCGTCGATGACGGCCCGCAAGTGGACGAAGCAGGACAAGCCACCGAGTATGAGGGTGGACTACATGGTCGGGCTGACCCAGGTGTCGGAGTGGGTCTGTTTTGAGCATGGCGGATTTGCCGCCAGCAAGGCCAGCGATTGGTGGTGTAAGTTGGGAGCCATGCCAGTCCCTCTCACTGTTGATGAGGCGCTGGGCAGAGTGGACGAGTTGACGGTCCCGAGTCACGCCCTGGTGGGACTGGTGGGAGCTGAGGGCAAGTACAAGCGGATCGTCGCGGTGATGACGGACGATGAGACGGCGGTGAAGATCACCGCAGTCATTGACAAGAGACCGGCGCGGTTGCAGGAGCCAGGGCCGCTGCCTTTTTAGTTTTAGGAGGTGGTGATGACGAAGAAGCGCAAACTTTACACCCCGATGAACCGCAGCAAGGGAGGGTACGAAGTCCTGATAGACGGCGAGACCGAGTGGCAGGTCAGCAACGCAAGCACGATTCGCCGGGCCGTGCGCGAGAGCGGGCTATCCATGGTCAACGCGGGCCAGACGGTAACGAGCGAGTGGGGTCACCAGTACCGAAAGGCGGTGAGCAAGTGACTGACTGGAGAGAGCGCCTGCCTCAAGACATCTGCTCAGAGGCCAGCGAGTGGCTGGCAGTACAGCCCGACATGCTGACGGCATGGAGGACTTGCGAGCGATCCGACTGGATGCTGTACCAAGCAAAGTGCCCCAGCCATGTGCTGACCTACGCTGTGTGTCAGGTGGCTCGCACGGCGTTGCAGTTTGTGCCTGATGGTGAGCACCGACCTCGCGAAGCGATTGAGACTGCCGAGGCGTGGGCGAGATCCGAAGGTGTCGTGTCTGAGGATGAACTGGCCGCAGCCAGGGCCGCATCCTGGGCCGCCGCCAGTGACGCAGCTAGGGCCGCAGCCTGGAACACAGCCTGGGCCGCAGCCAGGAACGCAGCCTGGGCCGCAGCACTCAAAGAGAGCGCCGACATCGTGCGCAAACACATCGACGAGTCGTACATCGTGGCCATGGCGGGAGGTGAGTTGTGAGAGACCCCAAGCTAGCGGCAGGTCTGGTCTTGATGTGGCTGCTTGGCGCGGCATTCGGCTTTGGCGCGGCGGTCATGTACCAGCACGACAATCCCCTGCCCCCGTGCGAGCGGCAGCACTGCGAGGACGTCGAGATCTGGCAACATTACAGCGAGAGCCTTGAGGCTCTGCACAGCGGGAGACCGAGCAAATGACCAGCAACCTGAACTACTACGGGTACGACGAGGACGGTAGCAACTCATCCGACCGCAGCTACGAGTGCTTGGCGGCGATGGAGATCCCGCGCAAGACGAACCTCGACGGGGGCGCGGAGGCACCAGTGACGAGGCCACCGAAGAATCATGTGCCCGGAGCCTGGCACCCGGAGCCTGGCGACATCGTGTGCCAGAACGGGCGTGAGGAGAGAGAGATGGTTGTCGTCACGCTTCGCCAACCAATGGCTGGCTGTGGCGACTCTTTGTACCTGCTGTACATGGATCACGTTATCCCCCACGGATGGGCAGACGGGCGTGGCCTGACCCTGATTCGGAGGCCGACGCCATGACCCCAGAACCCTGCCTGTGCGGAGCAGACGACTGCCGCGAGTGCGGCGAGACCGGACCCCGCTGCATGTGCGGACGACCGAAGACCGACGACGGCGAGTGCCCTCGCTGCGATGACCCCGGATGGAGTGACCGATGACTGAAGTTGGAGCCAGGATTTACCGCGCTGGATTGGCCGAGGGAAGGCGCGACAACGGCACGTTCAGATCAGGACTCACCCACTGGAGGTACGCGCTGTGAGAACGCCCATCCGAGACGTGCTCGTTGACGCTCTGCATCATCTGCCGTACCCGTCGCCGGAAAGCGACGACGAGATCAATGCGAACGCGCTCGCGATCCACAACGCCATCGACGCGAGCGGGAGGCTTGATCCGCAGCCACCCCAAGACCCTGGCCCGGTCATCTGCGACCACTGCGGCGAGTACACTCTGCTCTGTCACGGGAGCGCCCACGCTGCTAAAGAGGACGCGCTGCGGGCGGCGGCTGAGGCGGTTGGCGACCTATGGTCGCGGATGCTGCTAGAGCGTTGCCCGATGCCCCCACCTGACATTCAGGTCGAGGACGCCCTCCGCCCATTTGTGCGCCCCGACCGTAGCGACGAGCTCACCGCCCTCGAAGATGAGAACGCGCAGCTGCGCGAGAAAGCAAAGGCATACGACAAGGCAGTCCAAGAGTGCGCTGTTGAAGACCTGAACGACTGGTCGGACATGTGCAAGCTCATGGGCGACCAGCTGGACGAACTCAAGACGCTGCGCCGGGCGGTGGGGCTGGCGTTCACGGTTGCCCAAGCGACGGCAATGTATGACCTCGACCACAACGACCTCGACCTCACCCCGGAGCAACTCGCCCAGTGTCTGGAGGCTGCGAAATAATGAACGCCATCGACAAGCTAGCGGCCCTGGCGAGGAGGGAGCATGACGCCGACTGCCGACAGTACACGATCCAGATAGACGGCCAAGCCAAGAAGATGCTCGACTGCTCCTGTCCTGCCGACGAACACAACGCAGCGGTTGACGCACTGCTGGCCGAGATGGGCGAGGTGCGGGTGATCCCCGCAATGCCTAGCGACGGTCACCGCCTGTCACGAGGAGCCTACCTCGTGATCGAAATCAAGGAGGCACCATGACCACCCCCTGCCCAACCTGCGGCGAACCGTGGAGCGAATGCTGTGAGCGATAGTCTGCGCATCCAACCTGTCTCACTCAGAGACGCCCGGCGATTCGTGGGCCTCCACCACCGGCACCACATCGCACCCCAGGGGGGGAAGTTCGCCATCGCAGTGGCTCTGGGGGAGGATGTCGTTGGCGTATCTATCGTTGGTAGGCCAGTCTCTAGACGACTAGACGACGGCTGGACGGCGGAGGTCATTAGGCTCTGCACTCTTGGCCAGCAGAACGCTTGCTCGATGCTCTACGCGGCCTCTTGGCGTGCCGCGAAGGGCATGGGCTATGGGCGACTCATTACTTACATCCTCTCCGAAGAGAAGGGAACGTCTCTTCACGCCAGCGGCTGGAGGTTGGTCGGTCAGCGAGGAGGTGGTGAGTGGAACCGCCCGTCCCGACCACGACTGGTAGACAGGCACCCGACGCAGAAGAAACTACTATTCGAGCAGACCCTATGAACGACTGCCCAACCTGCGGCGAACCGTGGAGCGAATGCTGTGAGCATGTGGAGAGGTGGTGCATCGTCCATGAGCACGACCCGGTGGAGGTGGTGAGGTGACCGCCCACGGCAACGCAGCGCCATTCGACAGCCACGCACGAGCCGCTGAGATCATGGCCAAGCTGCCGCCCGAATGGCGAGGGAGCGAGGCGCTCAAGTACATCATCCTCAAGGAGATCCGCCGAGCCCACAAGGCCGGGTACAACAAGGGCAGACGGTTCAACCCATGAACACCGAGCACGTCACAGTAGCCACCCGCAAGCCTGGCCGCTGGCGAGCCCTGACCGTCACAGGATGCGGTGTGAGCGCCGTGGTTTCCCAGTGGATGCCACGGCACGAGGCAGAGCGGGCAGCCCTCCACGCGGCCTTACAGGGTCCGCTGTACGCAGCGGTCATGCGAGACAGCGCAGGAGAGGGAGAGGGCTACCCTGGAGAGATGGAGTACCTCAGTCCTGGGGCTCTGGCAGACGGCTACGCGCAAGACCTGAGTATGCGGCGGCAGCCCCGGCAGCTCGCTTGATCTCGCCGTGCCGCAGGGCGTCGATGCCCACACCGATGAGCTTGCGGCCACGGCCACCGAGGGCTGGGATGCCCAGCAATGCCCCAGCAGCGGCTCCTCCGAGTTGCCACCAGTCGATGCCGGGGTCTTCGTAGGCGTCGATGATCTTGTGGGCGTGAGCGAGGGCGTCCGGGGTGATCGGCTGGCCTGAGTCTGCCGCCGCCACGATCTGCTGGGCTGCCGCGTACTGCGCGGCTGTTGGCATGCCCGTGCTCGAACAGCCCACGGCTAGGGCAACCACGATGGCCAGCGCGATGATCCGTCTCATGGCCTCTCCCGCGCCGATGTCGGCACTTCGTTGCCCGTCCTGACCTCGCGCACGAGCTGCTCCAGGATCTCAGACTGAGACGCCAGAGCCCGCAAGATCTCGGCGTTCGCTTCGCCGTCCCGGTCGATCTTCGCACGCATCGTCTCAACCATGTCGACGTGCGACCGGACCAGCCTGTCGATGAGTGGTGCGATGTGCCTTGAAACGAGCTTCCAGCCTCCCCATAGGAGCGCAAGAAGCATTGCCGTTGGGACACCAACGTCCGAGAATACTTGTGTAAGCGTGTCCATGGATCAGCTGTAGACGATCACTTGCGCGTTGGCCTTGTTCGCCGCCGCACCGCTCTGTAGGTAGATCGCCTCGCCAGCCGTTGGGATAGCGATCCAGCTGTGCGCGTTGCTGGAGAGTGCGCTGGCGATGGGGGAGTTGAGGGTTACCCCGTACTGACCAGATGGCGCACCAAGGTCGCCAGCGGTGAGCACCTTGAGCACGGCGAGTGCGTTCCCAGTCGTTGCGTTGTGAACGATGGCCATCTTGTGCGGGCCAGCGTTGACAACCTTTACCCATGTGGCGTCATCAACAGCCGCCGATGAATAATGGACAGAGTTGGCATATTCAGTGACCACGGGTTGTACGGATGCGTTTACCACGGGGGCATTCTCCAGCTGCATAATGGTTTCGAGGTTGTCGATCACGTCGGCAACGTAAGGGCTTGCGTCGTCTGCTGCGTTGTCGTCGTATGCCGCTTCTTCGTCGCCGTTCAGGGCGATCAGATCGTCGTAGGCAACGAACCGATGCACCGGGCGCACTCGCTTGAGCATCGCGCCGAAGTCGACACTGTGGAAGTCGGTAGCGATGGCGTCATCGTCGTATGGCGCGTCGAGAGCCACTCCGTAGGTGGGCGAGTTGTTCCCCAGGTAGAGCGGTACGTTCACGCCCACGTCGAACGTCTAGAACGAGAGCGCATCCTGATAGCTCAGCTCAGAGTTGGCGAGCTTGGTTGCGGGTGTGTCGAAGTTCGGGCTGTCTGTCTTGTCGGGGAACATGAACCCGAGCGCGGTGGCCTGTCCCATGGTGCGCAGCCTGGTAACCTGATTCATGGAGACGCACGCGGCCCATGCCAGCTCAGACGAGCGCACGTCATTGAGCCCCAGGGCGATGCGTTGGTCTGCGCCGTAGATGGCGAGCGTTCCGCACATCGCCCCGGCAGACGAGCCCATGTAGCTCACTCGCCCATTGTCGAGCCCCAGTGCCGCTGCTCGCCGGGCCACCCAGTGGCGCAGATACCAGACATCTTTCTGCGGCATGTGGCGATCCGGGTCAAGCCACGGCTCGATGGCCGCGCTACCGGGGTTCTCGCCCGGCGGGATGAAGACACCGTTGCCAGTGTAGCTCGCGCCGTAGAGCCCAGAGTCCGGGTCATAGCTCGCATCGGTGATGTTGTTACCCGTCGTGCCTCCACGGGAGACGGTCAGCGGAGCCGTGATCACCACGCCGCCTGCGAGCAGCCAGGCGTAGGCAATGCGCGACTGGGCCACGTTCATCAGTTCATTGTATTGGTCAAACTCCGTCGCCGTCGTGAAGCTAGAGAGCGATGTGTTGATCAGCACCGGATAGCCGCCCTTGGGCTGCTTGGTGCCTGGGTAGATCACCCTCGCCGTCTGGCCATCGTGCGGCGTGACGTGATCCGGGGTGAACTTCTCGGCGATTGAGTCGGTGTGAATGGCCATCAGAGAGCCTTGTAGGCCCAGCGAGCGTTGCCGCCGCTGAGTGCGCCCATGAAGAGATGAATGGCGTACCCAGCGCCGAGCGGCCCCAGCGTCCCGGTCGCCCCGTTGATTGTGTCGCTGGCCCCAGCCGTTGCGTAGGTCACTGTGTTGGTGGGGGTGATCTTGTTGAGCGGGTCGTACAGGAAGAACACACACCCGCTGAACGCAGGCGTTGGCAGCGTGACCGTGATAGCTGCCGAGTGAGAATAGATCCCGCCCATCTTGCCCTCGGTGAGCGTCTGCGATCCGGTGATGCCGTCGAACTCCCACGCCTCGCCTACCAAGATGTCCATATCCTGGACGAGCGTTGTCCTGTCTTGGAAGCCCACGTTGCCGGTTGAGAGCATGGCCATCAGCTGGCTAGCCGTCGCGCCGCTGAATCCCAGCGATCCGCTGCCCTCCCTGGTCAACACCGAATCGGCCCCCGCCGCTTGGCTTCCGAGCGATCCGGTGCCCGCCCTGCCCAGCACGGCGTTGCCCGCCACGGCGATGCCGTCAAGCGAGCCAGACCCGGCGCGGCCCACGGCCTCATTCGCGCCGATGGCAAGCGTTGTGCCAGTGCCTGAGCCAGTGCCGACCAGCAGCTGGTCAGCCGCCGTGAAACTCTGAATGCTCTTGATCTTGCCCGCTTGGCTGTCGCTCAGCAGAGCCCCAGGGCTGCCCGGCCCCTCTTGAGCGTACCCGGCCCGCTTGAGCGCCTCGACGTCGGCTCGCAAGGCGCGGATCTCGGCCACTAGCCCGCCGTCCATGTCGGGCGATATCAAACCGCCTGTCCTCACAGCCGATCCCCCATGATCTGGGCCACGATTCCCAACTCACCAGCCTCTTCACGGACCTCTGTGCTGAGCACCCGAACAGCAGCGTCCAGGTCACCCAGGAACGCGCCGGGCACCTGACACCTGAGCACGTCCCCGACGCACAGAGACGGCCACAAGGCCACGTCTGAGGCGATCAGGTCCATACGCCTTTGGGCAGCTGGCTTGGCCACGGCGACCCGCGCAGCGTCCTCCACTCGACCCTGACCCCGGAGGCTCTCGGCGAATACGATCTGCTCTCGCCTGGAGACCAGCGACGAACTCGCAGACGACTCGATAGCGAACCCGTGGACGCCACCGATCTCAGCGGGAGCCGCCGTGGCCCTGGCTGTGGCCCGGTCGCCGAATGACTGGATCGGTGACGACTGCCCGCCGACGACCGTTGCCGCGAAGCTGGCCGCTAGCCCGTCGATCAGCCACTCCTGAGCCGAGACGCCAGCGCCATGCACCAGCGTCGTCGTGCCGTACCGAGACACCCCGCGCACGGTGGCGAGGTGGGCCGACACTCGCAGTTGGCTGCCAGAGACCCGGGGAGTCAGCCACCACTCCATTCCAGCCGTCTTGGCAATGGTGTCCAGTGCACCGCGTCCAGCCTGAAACGGCAAGGCCCCGTCGAACCGTCGCTCAGTCTGAGCCACCGAGCCGAGACCGATCCCGTGTGGGCTGTTCTCCCCCAGAGCCCCCAGTGCGGCGGTGAACGCCCGACCAGCAGACTCTTTGAACACGGCGTCTTTGCCCAAGAACCGCTCATCAAGAACCGAGTCGTAGGACCGCGCATCAACCCTGATCTGGCCTGAGACCATGTTGGCCCTGAGCGTCGCCACCTTGCCAACCCATGGCCACGGGTAGCTATCGGACGTGATGACGACCACGTTGCCCTTGCGCGGGTCGAGGTTGGCCGCCTGGCTATCGTCGACATCGACAACAAACCGGGCGCTGTCCCGGTTGTGCATCGAGTAGGTGCGGCGCAGATCGCCCGCCGTCGCCACCTCGCCGACACGCTCAAACGCTCCATCGTAGATATGCACTTGAGCGGCGACCACATCAGCTCTCCCAGTGGTCTGACCACTCGATGGTAACATCGACGGAAACTACAGCGTCTTCTACGTAGGTCAGAGAGTTAGCCCCGGAGTCCAGAGAGAACCAGTTGCCGGCGTCGGAGAAGCTCACACTGTTGAAGGCGTTGATCCCCGTGGTCACGTTGGTCACCGTTCGAGCGTCCACGTCTACGACGATCTCGTCATTCAGCTTGCACGGTACGGCGAATGTGATCGTGTCACCGTTTGTCGAGTTGGTCAGAACCCCGTCGAGCCAGTAGAGCGGCTGCCGTGTCTGCATCGCTACATACGGTCGAGTGTTGTCTACATCGTTGTAGAAGACGCCGACGTTGGCCACGGCCACGCTATCGCCGTCCACTCCCTCAGCATTGGCGTCCGGGTCGAGCGTGTTTGACAGGATGCGGAACCCGTGGACGCTCGCTGCACCCTGGTAGCTCTGCTGCACCGTGTACCACTTGACCGACGTGGGCGATCCCGATGTCACGCTGTCCCACTTGACCAGCACCGAGAGCGTGTCACCTGGTGTGACCCTGAGCCTCTCGGACAGTGTGATCAGCGCCCATGTGTAGGTCGTAGACGTGACAGTGTAGCTCGCCCCTGGTGTTAGGTAGACGAACGTACCTGTGCCGTCGTCCTGGGCTACTACCACGTCGAGTTGAACCCCTCCCGTGTCGACCTTGACCTTGACCGCGATGGCGTCGATGTAGGCGAACCTGCCCACCGAGTCGGGGACATCGAATGACTGGGTGAGTTGCTCTCCCGCTGCGATAGCCCCCGAGCCCGCGCTGATGTCCTCTGTTCCGTCGGGGCTGTTCGTAACCACGGCATTGCGGGCAGAGATCTCGAGCGCGTATAGCGGCGCGTCGGGTTCGTCCGATAGATGCGTTCCGCTCGTGCCGATGTTCCCCAGGCCACCGTTGATGATGTTGGTTTCGTTCCCGTCGCCGTCGATGCCGAACCAGTTAGCGAAGAGCGTATCGGCCACTGTCATGCCCGTGGTGCTCATCGCGTGGTTACCGCTGCCGTAGCGCGTCCCCGCTGGCACCCTCATGGCCCACCCGTTGAATGATGGTTTGCCAGCAACAGGGCCACCGATTGCGTACTCTAGTTCGGCGTCTGTCACCGGCTCGCCGCCACCCGAGATGATCAGGTCAGACTGGCTATCACGGGTTCTCTGTACCCTTGCCCACTGCATCGAGCGTGGGTCTGTATCGTGCGCGAAGTCAAGCCATTGGTGCTCATCGTTGGTCGAGTCGGTGAGGTTCAGCATCGGCTTGCGGTGGTCTTGATCGTCCGGTGCGCCGATGGTCGTGTGACCAAATATGATCGTGATGTCGCGCTCAACCCACCACACCGCAGCCGCCGCCGAGTGCGCCGCTGCGGTCGTGTTCCGCGCTCCCCGTTCGGTGACAATCACCGTGTCCTTACTGTCTCCGAGAACTACCGTTGAGTAGCCCACGGCCTCATCGTCGATGAGCATGGTGCCGGTGGTGGGCCAGTCGGCGAGCGTCCCGCTGGGGAACTCCATCGTTGATCCTGCCGCTGGCACGGTCGCCGATGCCATGGCGGTCAGCAGTTCGGACCCGTAGCCTGGCGAGAGAGTGACGTTGGCCCAGAGGATGGTATTCACCTGGTTGAACTGGACGGTTCCACTCTCGCCTGGCCAGCGGGGCACCTCCTCACCGTCGATGATCACACGCACGTCATCGCCGTCGGCCTGGCTTCG